GCAACCAGCGTGCGCCGTTGTGCCACCGTGACCGTTGAACCTGCGGGCACATAGTCATCGTATCCGCCGCCGTAAATGTTCACGGCGTCCTCGAACGCTGCCTTCACGTTTTCGGGTGCGTCATTTGGTGGCGGTGGTGGCAGTTCGTTTGGCGTTGTTGTGGTTGTTTCGGTTTCTGTCGTTGTTGTTGTTTCTGCTGCCGCTGTTGTGGTGCTAGTTGCTGGCACTGTAGTTGTTGAGGTGGCCACGGTGGTTGTTGTTGCTGGCACCGTGGTTGTGGTTAGTGGCACTGTCGTTGTTGTCAAGGGCGGCGGTGATGAGGGCGGCGGTACGGTTCCAGGCGAGGGCGCGTTGGTAGGCGTCGCCGTGGGGGTTGTCGTCGAAGCATCCGTTATGGGGGGCCATGTGTTCACCGCCGTTGTTGTTGGTTCCGTGGTTGTTGTTGGTTCCGTGGTTGTCGTTGTGGTCGTTGTTGGTTCGGTTGTTGTGGTGGGTTCGGTTGTTGTGGGTTCGGTTGTTGTTGTCGGTTCCGTGGTTGTCGTTGTGGTTGGTGCGGTGAATTGTTCAGGGGTGAGCGCCGTATAGGCATCCTGAGTTGGTGAGGCCTGCAACAAACCGACACAGGCACCGCCGCCGTTTTCGTAAAACCACAACTCGAACGGATAGGTCCCCGCCGCCAACCAAACGAAATCCCACGAACACCCCACATCACGCCAATTGTCCACCACGTAGTCGCCGTTCAACAACAATGCGGCACCGTCATCGTGGGCCACCACGACCAACGTTTCGCGATCCAATGTGAACACACCCGAAAAACGCACCAGGACGCCGTCATAGTCGCACTGCGCAACAATGCCGCCGCCATAGTCGAAGTCTATGTTTGGCACTGTGTATGAGGCGCAAACTTCGGGGCGTTCGCCGACAGTGAACGCACCATCAGTGACACGCCACGCGGTCACCGTTATTGCGTCGCCTTCGGCGTGTGCACCTGGCGCGAACATTGCCAGCACCATGACGGCGGCGAATGTTGCGCGTGCTATTCGGCGCAGTGTTTTTGTCACCGCACGTCGAGTGTTGGAAAGGCTGCGATGGCGTCAAGTACGGCCTGCGGCAATTTGTCGCCGCATACGTAACGAATGTGCCACGCCTCGGCGTTCGCACCATCTTTGACTTCCCATGAGAAACCAAACTTCAGGGCGTGTGAAGTTGCGAACCCGTCACCGAGTAACCATTCAAGGCGTTTGCCTGACGCGTCGGCAACGTCAATCGCCAAACCCCAGCCGTGGTTTGAGGTGCCAGGTGTGCCCGCAGGCGCCATGCCTTTTTTGAGGTACCACGTGGCGCCCTGATATGTGCGGGTCACTTGCGGCGTACGGCCCGTTGGTGCGCCTGTATATCGTTCACGGAACAGGGCGATCTGCTGTTCATAGGGGCGATATGCGCCAACGTGTTTGAGTTCAATACCGTCAAAATATGCGGCGAGTTGTAATGCGTTCCAGGCGGTAGCGGCGAGGGCGTGAAGTTGCCCGTTCGGTGCTTTTATGTTCCGCAGTAGTTTTTCGGGCAGTTTGCCGTTGGTGACGCCAGCCAAATCTGTTGGCATAACAATTGGGAGCACTGTGTATGTGGTCATGGTTCGGTGTCCTCAGGTGGTGTGTTAGTTGTTTCGACGAATGGTAACGCGCCGTCTGTTTCTGTCGGTTCAATTGTTGTGCCGAGTGTGAAACCCTCAAACGTTGCGGCGAGTTCGGCGAGTTCTGTTTCGGTCATTGTGCGTGTTTTCATTTCGCCTGTTTCGGCGTCATGTTCTGCGGCGATGTTGTCGCTCATTTGTTATGCCTTCCTGTATCCGTAGATGCGAAGTCTGCCAATAATTGTGGAACTGAAAAGGCCAGTGATAGTGAAACCTGTGTACGAGGTCACCGACTTTACCATTCCACCTGCAAACCCGCCGCCCTGGTTGAAACTGAACTTGCTGGTGTATGTCGTATCAACGGTTTTGAATGGTGAACAAATGTCCATCGTTATTTGTGAACCATTAGCGATGCCCGAAGTTGTCACGTATGCGGTAAGCCAATAGGCGCTGCCATTTTGGCTGTTGAATGTGTTAGCGCCTGTAGCGTCTGTTGTTTTTATTCCGTCAAAATGTGCGGCACCTGCACCACCCGTGAAACTAATCAATGGAAATGTTGAGAAGCCAGCGGTTGTATAGACGCCTGCCCATTCCAGGCGGTAGTTGTCATATGTTGAACTGAAAACATTTGAAACCGTGGTGGTTACGGCGTTGAGGTTCACTGTTGTTATGTATTGCAGAGCAGGGTTAGCCGCAAACGTGTTGAAGTCTGCAACGGTTGGCCGTTCACCTATTGAGTAGTTCGCTTTAACTGTCATGGCTGCATCACTCCATAAACACTAATCGTGCCACTCGAAACGGCGCCCGCTGTTGTTGCCCACCTAATGCTATCTGCGACTTGTGCAGACGTATTTTGTCCGTAGTGTTGAATTGCCGAAATGTTCACTGAAAGATGGTAAGTACCTTGCGCAGAATAGGCGAGATATGTGTTCAGTGATGGGCGTGTCAAATTAACTACGGCGCTATTTGGGAAACCTGTAGCAGCATTACAACCGCCGCAAATATAGAAATACGGCGCAGCATTATTGTTTACGAACGCGCTAATCGTTCCCGTCGAATATCCCTGATAGGCGCCGCCCTGGTAATAGCCGCCACCTATCCAAATAGTGCCGCCGTTGTAACCTGTCTGCATCCACAAATGGCAGTCTGTTGTTGCAACAAAATTACTGACCACGATCTTGTATTGCTCATAGGTACTAGTAAAGCAGTTGATTAACTGACCTGCGGTCACTGACGCCGAGGCGATGAACGTGTCGCCCTTTAGTGCGTAAGTGTTCACATCACTTGCGGTGAGTTGTGCCTGCGTAAAAGTTTTGACGGCCACGCTATGCCTTCCTGTATCCGTAGACAGACATGTTGCAAATCATAACCGAACCACTATTTGTGAAAATATCCACGCCAACATAATCGGCAGTGTTGTATATAAAACCGCTGCCAATTCTGTTGCAGTTGTTCACGGTATCTGTTGCCTGCCAATATATGCTCGGTTTGCCGCTAGTGCGGATATTGTTAATTTCAATAGTTGCGCCATGATGTCGAGCGTTGCCGCCACTAGTAATTTCAAATTTGGTGGTCGCAAAACCCATGTTCCCAATTGCGGCGGCCGAGGACCACACCACGCCGTTGTATGTCCAATAATAATTCCCTGCCGTATATCTGCCGCCGCTAGTTCGCATACACATTAAAAGTGTGTCGGTGCCAGCACCAGGTTTGAATTCGTCAATGACTATGCGGTAACTATCAAACTCAGTGGTGAAAACATTTGAGGTGAGTAGTGACGCGCCAAAACTAGTGGTTTGTGTGTCTAACCATTTGAGGCCGTTGTTCTGGCAGTAGGTGTTGTAGTTGGTGTGCGTCATATATTCGAGCGCCGTAAATGTTTTAATTGCCATGATTACCAGCCGAACCTTGCGAGGCCGAGAATGGCCGTATCTGTGTCAAGTCGAAAACCATCATACAAACTGCCTTCGGTAAAGTTCACGGTCCATGTTGTTTGTCCAGGTGAGGCGCTGCACGATACGCCTTCAATTTTTATGCGTTTAGAAGTTGCAGTAGCGCCAGGCAGTTTATATTCGAGCGTTGCCATATATGCGGGGGCGTATGCAAACGCACTCATGAAGGTGTTGTTGTTTGCTGTTGTTGCTGCCTTATCTGTCCACGTAAGCGAACCTGAAATCGTGTCGGGGTCCGTCAATACGGTTGCGAAAAACTGCGCCTGGTTTGCGGCAAGTGTTGAGGTGAGCGTTGTGTAGCGTTTGTATGTTCGTTTCCATGTTGCGCCAGGTTTTGTGTACGTGGTTGAGGATGACACGTAATCGATCGTGACGTTGTTGGCCGATATGTCGGTGCCAACTATTCGAGATAAATCAGAATATGGAATGCCGCTGGTGCCACTGCGGCCAAACGTTAGCCATGAGGTGGGGTAGTATCCGTTCGGTATCGGGTACATTGTGGCGCCGCTGCTTACTAGCGATCCCATTTCGCTATTCATCAGTATTGTTGTCCAATTGGCGAACGTGGTGTCGGAACTAGGGCCAACGGTAGAAATGACCGACCGACTAGTAAGTGGCGGGTCCACATACGGCGGCGAAATTCCTGTAGAAATCCACGAGTTATAGAATTGAGTAAGTGGCGCAGTGCTGCCGCCTGAACCTGCACTGTAGGTGTACTGCGCGAGTTGCGCGAAATAGTCAATGCCCGTGAGAGTACAAGTAGCCTCGGTGTCAGTGATGCCTTCGTCAAATTGTATGCCCGTCACAAAAAAATACTGCTGCGCACTTTGTAGGCTAATTGTGGCGTTCTGAACTATTGCGCCACATTGGTTGGTGTTGTTACGCATTGTCAGTGAAATTGTGCCGCCGTTGAATTCGTCAAAAATTGTGCGGCGCCCCAAGTCGAAATTCATTGAGATCACGTGACTAGAAAAGTTCACGCCGTCAATGAATACGGACCACGTTGTTGTTGCCATGTCAGACAATACCCGCAGGCAATTTGCCGAAGTTGCGCGTGTACCGTTGCAACGCCTTCACCACTTCTTGCGGGTCTGCGCTAGTCACTGTGATATTGACAACAGGGCCGCCGCTACCAGCAGGGCCGACGCCGTATTGGGCACCACGTGAAAGGGGAATCACGGCCTCTGGTCCAGCCTCACCAATCATGGCCAAAGTTGGCCCTGTAACGATGCCGCCGTTCGCCATTAGTTCGGGTATCGGTGGGATATCTGGTGGGTTGACACGGTACGAAATAGGACCAACAGAAATGGTGAAGTCAAGAAGGTCATTTATCTTTTTGATGACATTGCGGTTTATGAAACCGATTATCCCATTCGCAAATGACTTGCCAACCGCCAAACCTTTTTCACCGAGGCCTTTCAAGGCGTCGATGAGTGCGCCCAATAATGCGCCACCTAATGAGGTGCCTACGTTCCACATCGTAGAAACAAGGCTGACAAATAGACCAGGTATTTTTTTCACTAGGTCAACAACAAAATTGCCGAGGCCAAACAAGACTTCGGGCAATAGTTCTGCAACCCAACCCAAAAGGGCGCCAGCCAATTTGACGGCCTGCGCCGCAATTTTTGGCACTGCCTCGGTGACTATCCAGTCCACAATGGCCAGCAATAGTTCGCCGAGTTTTTTGAGCATTGGCACGATATTTGGTTTTATCCACTCAACAAACGCGTTGCCGAGTTCCACCAATTTTTCAACCAACATGGGCAGGCCCTCATCGAGCAACCAATTTGCCAGTTGACCAATGAGTTCACCGAGGCGTTTAAGTGCTGGCGGTGCCGCTTTTTGTATCCATTCCCACAACGCTTTAGCGCCTTCACTCAATGCGTTTGCAACCCACGGCAGGCCCGTGTTCTGCAACCATTGGCCCACGTCATAAATGAAACCGAGTAACGCTTTTAGTGCGGGCGGATACGCCTCTTTTATCCACTCCCACGCAGCACTTGCGTATTTTATGAACGCCTCTTTTATGGCAGGCAGTTTGCTTTTCACCATGTCAATTACGCCTGTGAGGCCGTCTTTTTCAAATACGTTGGCGATGTTCTCAAAAACGGGCACCACTTTGTCGGCGATGAAACCCATAGCGGCCGAGAACGCAGGAATAAGTGCGGTGCCTAGTTTTGCTTTTACGTTCTCAAATTGTGCAGACATAATGCGCGACTGGTTCGCCACACCGTCAGACGTTCGAGCGAAGTCGCCCTGTGCGTCGCTTGTCTGCTTGAAAATTGCGGCCTGTGCCGCCAGCACTTTTTGTTGCGTTGTTAGTGGTCCTTTGCCATTGTAAATGCCCATTGCGAGCGCCTCGGCTTTTAGTGCCGCATCGTCGAGCATGACGCCGTATTTGCGAATGGGTTCAGACTCACCACGCAACGCAGCGCCCAACGCTAGTGCGGCCTCTTCGGGTGAGGTGTTACTGAATGACGCCAGGTCTGATGCTAAGGCCGTCATGTCGGTTGAGAATGTGCCGAGGTCCTTACCTGTTAGCCCTGCGGCCTTACCGAATACGCCAAACGTTGACGCAGCGTTCAGTGCTGCGGTTTTTGACTGTCCTAGTGACGCCGCCGCATCCTCGGCAAATTTTGTTACCTGGTCTGAGGCGTCACCAAAAATGACGTTCGTTTTACTTTGAACTTCTGCCAGGTCTGACGCGCTGTCGATAAGTTTTTTGCCGATAATGGCCGCGCCTGCTGCTGCTGCTGCAATACCGAGAAACGCCTTTTGGCCGAAGTCAACGAGTCTGCCGCCTAAGTGACTAGCCCTTTCGCCAACGTCATCGAGCGCGCCGAGGGCACCTTTGGCGTTGCCTAGAATTTCTATAGATAGTTTGCGGGTGCCCGCCATTGTTTGCTCCTAGTTAGGAAAGACATCCCGTAGGAGGTCGTTCATTCCGTCGCCGTATATTTCTATTATCTCATCAATGTTGGCCCGTACTGTAGGAAACAAAAAATAGCCTGCACCTTCACGGTTACCGAGCCACGGCTTGAATTGGTTCCAGCCAACCCGAACACCTGTCACTTTCACTGCGGTTGCGCCGTAGTCCTTGCGGGCACGTTTGCGCACCGTTGAACTTCCGCCGTAGCGGTCATAGGCGAGCGTTTGGCCCTCAACTTTTTTGCGCACTTTTGTTAGGGACTCATTCTTGCGCACAATGGTTGCGCGCCCTCCCGTGTTTTTGATGAGGCGGCGACGGTTCGAATATGCGCCGAATTCTGCACCACCAAAAAAGGGGTACTTGGCGCCGCCTGCATTGACGCGTGCGGCCACACCTGAACGCGAGGCATCCATTGAGTTTGCGGCCTTGCGTGCCATTGGTGACACACCACCCGCCGCACCTTTCGCCTTACCAATTACAAAATCGGCGACTTTATAGTTTAGGTCTTTGAGTTGGTCCGTACCGTTTGCGCCGCCTGCGGTTTGCACCTTTTTTATTTCACGCCGTAATTCTGCTAGGCCTGTCACGTTTATTGTGTCGGCGCTGCGTACTGCGGCCATGACTCACCTTCGGTTTTGTTTGCGGGACTCCTCAGCCTTAGTTTGCAGCACGTCAACCATTGCCTCAAACACGCCTTCGGGGGCGTCTAGTAGCGCCTGTGGTGCGATGCCTGTCTCAACCGCAACCTGCGCCACTAGATACGTTACGGAGTCCCGTTTGTAGGGTTTGCGTTTGCGTCGAGGTCAATATCTGCAACGGAATCAAGATAGTCGTCGAACGTTTGCGCCGTCTGGTTTTGTCGTTTGTCGGCGGTCCACGCCAACCACAAAATGTGCTCCATTTTCTGGTCCTCAGAAAATGCGCGCCCCAAACCCATCCCAAACTCACGCTCGAAGGCCACAATGTGCGGCGCACCTATTCGGTAGGCGTGCTTCGTTCCGTCTGTTTTTGTTACTGACAACTGCCAGGTCAGCATCTTAGTTAGTGCCCCACGTGACGGCGCCCGTAATTTGCAGCGAGGCCGAGAACGTCACCAAATCTGCCACGGCACTAGACACCTCATAACTAGCGACGAAACATTCGCCGCTAACTTTCGGCAAACCTGCGGTGGTGCCTGCGGGATGGTACTCAAAAGTTGAAGAGGTGGCGAGGCCGAGCAGTGCCACCATCTGCGTGTTGAGTGTGGAATCCCATTTGCCCGAAAGGCTAATGGTGTCACCGTTGCGCAGTGTTCCCTGGAATGTTTTCGACGTTGCACCAAAGGTGGTGGTTTCTGCCATGTCGGTTGTGTTGGCAATACCACCAACGGAATCGATATAGGCCGAGATGTCGGTCAACGTGCCTGCGGCGTTGTCTAATTTGAACGCCGTGTTTTTGGCTGCTACAAATGCCATCTGTTTTTTCCTTAGTTACGGGCCAGGGAAACCTGGCAGGTGAATTGTGGACTAGTGCCGCCTGCAGTATATGAGGCGCGTACGTATCGGTTGACGGTACCACTAAAGGTGATGGTTTCAGACGTTGCCGCTGTTGCGGTTGTGAATGTGCCGAGTGTGGTCCAGGTGCTGTTGTTAGTTGAGTGTTGAACAATGACGGCCAGCGTAGGTGTGGTGCCACTAACGGCCGTGACGTGAAGTTGTGCGATGCCACCGTTTGTGGTGCCTGCGGCATTGTCAACGCTGGTGCCGTTGCCTGTTGCAGATACAACCGCAAGATCGGCGAGGCTTACGCCTAACGATGGTGCGGTTGCTGCGCCCAATGACATTGAGAACTGCACCAAATCTGCGACGGCGCTAGTGACCTCATAGGTGATGGTTTTTGCGGGTAGTAACCAGACCGAGTTATTGACGGCGAAACCTGACGGCGCAACACTTGTGGGCACTGTGCTGGTGGCACTAATGGCGGCAGTTATATTGGCGAACGCCGAACCAGCGCTGGTTGTGTTGTCGAATAAACCGTCAACACTCAAAGCCATATCGTCGAGGCCTGGCACGAATATTTTGGCGGTGTCGTTCAGTGTGGTTGCGTCGAGCATGTCAACGGTTGCAGAAGGTGACACGGTGCGAAGTATTGCGGCCAGGCTATTTGTGCCGTAAATGAGTTTTGTTTGGTTGGTTGAAATGAACGCCATTTTGTTTTGTCCTTATGCGGTCACGGTCACTGAGAAGTCAACAAATAAAAACGAAGTGCCATCGGGGTTGTTTACTGTTCCCACGTTAGCCGCTTCCGTAACACGGGTGTCCATAGCCGCGCCGCCTAATGTCGGGTCGGCTTCTATAACCGTTTTCACTGATGTTGCGCCTGTGCCTGCGATGTACGTTTCGAGTTTGTTTTGGGCGCTGCGGTCATCCGCACGCGCCACAACTAGCGTGACCGTGAATTCGATACTGTCGCAACCACGGGCGAACGTCGAATCGTATGACACACGGTCGAGGGCAATGACGGCGGCGGGGAAGTTCGGGTTGTCGGGGATAACCTCATAAACCCTGAGGCCTGAGATATTGCCTAGCCGTGTGGCGAGTCCTGAACGCAGCGCTGAAATAGACGCGGGCATTAGGCCACCACAAACGTTTTGAATGGTGCCACCATTGCGGCAACATCGGGGTCAATTCGACGCACAACAATTGCGCCGAGGTCCCCGAACCCTGCAACGCCCAACGGCGAGTCCAGGCGCTTAAATTGGCGCGCCGCTAATAGAACGGTTGCCTCGCGTATTGCGTCAGGGATAGCAGGCCATCCCCATTTGGCGGTCACCTCAATTAGTGCGCGCCCGTTGTTCTCAACAGGGAAGCCCGTGTTTAGTGCGCGTAGCAGTGTGATCGGTTCGTTCTGTGCGGCAGCGTTCAGCGGTTCGGTTTGGTAGTCGGTGCCCACGGTCAACGTTGTTGAGTATGCGCCCGAAAACGTGTCATCTACTTTGACTACTAAGCCCGTTGTTGTCGCAATGTCATCCACGAACACAAACGCGCTGCGGTTCGCTGCATACTTGCGGGCGCTAGTTGTTGCGTCAATGTAGAAACGGCGCGAACATTCGCCATCAATTCGACGCGATGCGGCTTCTACCGCATTTTCCAGCAACGTGTCATCAATGCTGTCGGTGATACGTAACGCGGCTTTGACCTCGGCCAGGGTGCAGTATCCGTTCGTGATGGCCATTAGTTCACCGCCAGAATTGAAACAGTAGAGGTGCCACTGTCTTTTATTGCATATAGGGCCGCTGTGGGAGGTAGTGACATTTGGAAAATGTCGTGGCCGTCTAGTTGGTATCCGTTGGCCGTTGTCACTGTTTCGCCGCCAATGTGTACGTGCGAACCTGCGCCAACATCGAAGTGAATAGACAGGTGGCAGCCGTCAGCGTCTGTTTGGTGCAACAAAACACGCGTCGTGCCTACTTCTATTTGTGCCGTCACAATTGGCACGCGTTACGCCTTACGTGCGCGAGGTGCTGGTTTTGTTGCAGTTTCTTTTACGGGGTCCACTGCGGCAGTTTCGAGTTCGTCGCACAATTCCGCAAACCCGTTGCCGATCATGTCGGCGGCGACGTGTTCGGCTAGTTCAATAACGCCGCCACGTTCTGGCCATTCTTGCCCGTCAATGGTGCCAGTGATATTTACTAACATTTTGATCTTCATGCTGCAACCTTTACAAAAAAAAGTGGAAGGGTGAACGGTTCACCGCCGCCGCGTCTCACGCGGCGGCGGTGTCCGTAAGTGCTCAACGGTGTTGAACCGTTGCGGCGTTGGTGCTTATCAGGAAGCGCCACCGACGAAGTTTTTCACGGCGCCTGTCTGGTCAACGAGAACGCCGTCGGTACGTAGTGAAACACGGAACGTGCGCACGCTGTAGTCGAAGGCGAAATCGTCAGAAACCGCAACTTCAATGCCGTTGACTTCACGAATGAAATATGACGGCAGGTGACCGAATAACACAGACTTTGCCGAGGTGGCAGGGCTGGCCATTGAGTCGTTGATATAGACAGGGAAACCGAGCAACGTGTCGGCAACACCATTGAGGCCAGGCGCGAACAGGTATTGGTTCGTGGTGTCCTTCAATTTACGTGCGGCGCTCATGGCGGTTGAGTTCATCATCCAACCGCAACCTGGCTGCGCCTTATAGGTGCTAGAAACCGAGTAGTTGAGGTCGATGAGGTTGTCGGCGGTGAACGCACCCGAAACGCTGGTGGCACCCGTAACGCCCGTGGTCGAGTTGGTTACAATTCCGTATGGCTTGCTGGAACCGTCGCCCGTGGTCATGTGTCCACGTGTTGCAACACCAATCGCCATGCCTGCTTGACGTGCTAGGAAGCCCGCAACGTCAACGCTGGAATCTTGCGCGAGTTCGTTCGACATTTGAACGAGCACCACGTACTTGTACGCGTTGAGGGTTGCAGTTCCGAGGGTCGGGTCCGAGGCGCTGGCCTGTGCGGCTTCGCCGACAATGCTGGCGGTACTGAACGCGGTCGACTTAGGAATTGCCAACGCTTCACCACTTGCGGTGGTCAATACGGTTGCATAGTTGCGCACAACGTTTGCCTGGACCAAATGTTCAACAACGCGGTCGTAGACAGACGAGGGCACGAGTGTTGCGCTTCCCTTAGTGATAGCGCGCTTCTCAAATTTTGCGGTCCGCTGTTCACCTGACAACAAACGGCGAACCGTTGCATCGTCAATGTCGAGATCGGCGGCAGCGCCACCGAGGTTGGGCGGAACGCCGAGGCGTGCGCGACTTTCTTGAATGTCGCGATCGCGTTGTTCGGTGTCAATGATAGCCTTAATGCGGCTGTCTTTGGTGTCAATGTCGGCGTTGATACGGTCGAAAGTTTGGGCTTCCTCGGCGGAAAGGTCGCGCTTTTCGTTGGTTGCAACGTCAAGCAGTGCCTTAGCCTGTTCCCACGCTTTGGCCCGCTGTTCTGACAGTTCGGCGATGTATTCGCTCATGTTTTTTGTCCTTTGTGTTTGGGGGGTTGGTTGTTTGGGGGTTCAGGTGGTGACGTTCTGCGGTGGTGCCAACCGTCGCTGGTCCGAGCGCGCCGTTCCGTTCTGAGTTCTCACGCCTTGCGGGCGTATAGTTCATTCATTCGGCGTGACACCGAAACGGGCACAGTGGCCGCAGGTTCGTTGTCACTATGTGTTTCGGTTTCTGCGGTGCGAATAGTTGCACCGCTAGTGCCAGGGTATGCAGGAAATCCTGTCACTACTGAAACCTCATGTAAAATTATCTCGGTGAGCGTGCGTTGTGCGCCATTCTCCGCCCACACGTCGCCGCCACGGGGAACACTGAAACCAAAACTCATGCCGTGAACGTCGCCGCGTTGCATCAGTGCCGAAAGGTCGCGCGCATAGGTGGTGTCTGGAAATTCACCCTCAACCAATAGCCCGCGGTTGTCCTCGGTCACTGTCACTGTGCCTGAACGTGTCGAACCCAGCACCATGTCGGTGTTGTGGTTCACAAACATACGAACCTCGCGGCCTGTCTGAAGTGAACGCTTGAACGCGCCAGGGCGAATGGTTTCGGTGAAGGGCAGCGGTTCGGATGGCGAATTGAAAACGGCGGCGTACCCACGGAACCGCATAGGCTGGCCTTCGGCTGCTGCGCGCACCTCAATTGCGCCAACCGAAACGGTACGGAATTCAACCTCGCGGCCTTGCACTTTTCTGTGTTCAATTTCTAACGCCGAGTATCTGACGGCACTAACTCCGAGGTCGGCGGCGGCTCCCATATCGGCGGCGTCGCCCATGTCAGGTGCGGCCGCTGCGGGGTCCACCAAACGTTCAGGAATAATCCAACGTTTACAAATTCCATCGGGCGCAATATCACCCTCAACAATTTCGCACGAACGGGCGCCGTCATAGAAAACGCACGAACTACAAACCAAACCATCTGCGACGAATGGCGACGGGGCCGCATAATGCGCACCGTTGGCGCCGCTATCTTGCGAATACTTGCCGAATAGTTCCACCAATGTTTCGTCGTTGTCATATTGCAACGCCTGGCGTGGTGTGAAACCGAGGTCGGCGAGTTCACCATCACGGGTTTCGATGTTGTCTGTTGTCATTCTGTTTGTGTCCTTTGCGGATGTTTTGTTTTCTGAAATTATTGCCAGGGACCATGCGCGCCCTGCGTCGCCGCCCCACAACGCCCATGCAACACGGCCCGCAGAAGGGAAACCTTGCTCCCCTGAACGGAAACCCTCGGCTTCTTTATCAACCAAATGGCGTGCAAAATATGACGACATCCGTTTTACAGTGTCAAGAGATAGGTCGCGGTTCAGAATGTCCCTAGCACGTGCGACACCAACGGCAGTGCCACCACGCCCGAATTCCTGGCGCCATTCCAAACCCTGCTGCGCCTCGCTGCGCATTGCGGCCGTTGGTGTGTACGAAGGCATTACTTCGGCGGCTCCGCGTCAACGCCCATCGGTGGTGGCATGTCGCCAGGTCCCGCCATTGGTGAACCTGGCAACGCCATTACGAATTCGTCGCCGCCTTCGTATGGTTCGAGGCCCTCGGTGACGCGACATTCGTTCGGTGTTCGAATTCCTGTCATAACCGCCAACTGATATGCGCGCAGGCGTGAAAGTGTGTCGGCACGCAGGAAGGCGTCAACGTCAAAACGCACGAAATTTGGGCGAGTCAATAAACCTGAGAACGCATCCTCAAGGCGGCGAAGCCACGGCATGAGTGTGTACGTGACGAAATGTTGGCCCGCCATTTCTGCGTTTGCGTACGTTTGCGAGTCGCCCTTAGCGCCGATCAGGTATGAGGGAACACGGAAAATGCGCGCAATTTGCAGCACCTGCTGTTCACGTGTTGCGTTGATCTCCATGTCTGCTGCACTAGCAGTGACGGGCCGCCATTTCATGCCGCCTGTGAGTACCGCAGGGCGGCGGCGGCGGTTGTGTTGGTCGAACCATGTTTCGCGCAAAACTTTTGCCTGCTGCGCCGTCATTTCGTTATCGGTTTCAATAACACTAGAAGGCGTGCCGCCCTCTGCGTAAAACTGCGCCAGGTGGCGCTCCATTGCCAATGCCAAACCAATTGTGGTTTTCTGTTCCTCAATAGGTGAAATACCAATGACGGCCTGCGGTGGTGCCCACCAACGAATGTGCAAAATGTTTTCTTGTGACACAGGCTGACCGCCCACGGTGTAACTGCGGCGGTGCATATCCAATGACACCACGTTCACATTCGACGGCGCTAACGGCGTCAACGCAATTGGCGTGCCGTCGCCTCGGCGGTCCACATAAATGTACGCGTTCCCATGCAACGCCAAACTTGTCACCGTTTGATGGATGAGTTCGTACGCCGTCACGGTCCCTGACGGGTCCAGAAAAATTGCGGGCGTATCCATTTGAACGTTGCGGTCCCCAACCTTGCGAATACTGCGCAACGGTAACGAGGCCACACTGTCGGCAATGAGACCAACGCACGCCATGACCGCCGAAACCTGCAACGCCGTTGTTTCATTGACGGGTTCGCCTGTCCAATTCGCAACAGTGCCGAAACCCGAATTCTGCAATGGGTAGAACTCGCGTTTTTCACGTTTCGAAATAATGCTCATCGGGCAACCAGCCATCCTGTCAATATCAAACTAACACCCGCAGCAATTAGGCCCGCGGGAATGAATACCAAACCCAAACCGACACAAACCAACGCTGCGCCGCACACTTCCAAACATGTTGTCAAAATTTCACGCATAGTCACTGCTCCACGGGTCCACGATACGCGGCAACGCTGCCGAGTTCTGGCGGCGAGTTGCCGCCCACGTCGCCAATGTAACCGCCATCAGTGGTGTTATGTCTGAACTATCACGGCGCGCCCATCGCCACGCGTCACCGATAATTTGTTTAGTCACTGCCAATGCTGCCACATCAAGCGCCGCATTGCGACGAATACACAAACGCCCATCCGCCAAATCGTCAAAAAATGCGGCGCACGCATGTTGCACTTCCGTTGGAGGTAACTCAACAACACGCACACCCGCCCGCCTCAACTCAGGCACCAACGAAGCCGCAGGACCACGCGCATCAACAACAACCGAACAACCAGGCCAACGCGCCAACACCTCGGCCGTACGTTCAACAACCCAACCAACACTCGGTCGGTGTTCGATAACTTCCGCCGTCACGGGTCCACCGTCACCAACAACGGCCAAACATGCCGCCGTTCGTTCAGGGTTCACATCCAAACAAAAAAACATGGAACCCGAAGGCGCCACGTCAACACGGTTGGCAATATCCCACACCGCCGCAGGTATCACCCGTTCACTAGCCACGGTCCATTGGTTACAAAACCCGCGCCGAAACTCACCATCCGACATTGACGCCCGCGCATGGCGCACCGTGTCCTCGCCGATAGTCCAACCGAGGGCAGGCATATTGCGCCACCACGTCGCAGGGTCATCGACATCCTCATCCGTACCAACGGACCACTCAAAAAATGCGACACCGCCGCCCGTGTTCGCCGCAACCGCACTGCGGCCCGCATCAATTTTGCGCCGCAAAAAAACAGAGGCATCAGTGCCCGCCGTCGAAACATTCCACACCTGCGCATCCCGTCGCGTCGCCATAGCGGGAGAAATAGCAGACTCGCGCCGAAAGTCCGAATCGGCGAAACTCTCATCAATAATGGCCAGGTCCAACGTGCGGCCGTGGCCCGCACTCTCACTAGAACCAATGACATCAATTCGGGAACCCGTCGCAAAAATGACGCCCTCATAACCGACACCACGAAGCACCTTTTCAATGAGGCGCCCAACAACGGGCGAACGCTGCCAACCCGCCGCCACATCTTCGATCAATTTCTTACGCGCAGCGCTGCCATCCTGCGCCGAATACGCCACCCGCTGCGGTTGAGGTTGCCACAACGTCGCACGATGGGCCATAACGCCCGCTGTCAGTGACGACTTCCCGTTCTGCCTCATTAGCGTACAAATAATCTCACGGTACGCAGGCAGGCCGCTAGTCGGGTCGAGTTCCAGCCCTACGTCGAGGACCATTTGCTGCCACGGCATCGGTGGTGTTCCGCACTGCGCCATCAGGCGTGCCACTTCGGGGCCGAGCGTTTCGCGGTTTGGGCGGCGCTGCGTCGCGTACCGTGGGGCCGCCTCGGAGCGCCGCGATAATGTTTTCAATTTCGTTGCCTTGCTCATTTGTCCCTCCGACATTACGCAGGTCACCAACGGCGCTGCGGTATTGCTGCCACAATGACGCATTATCGGGCGCACTGTCAACCGCCGCCGCCAACCCGACCACCGTTTCAACCAGCGCCTCGTCTATAGGTTCGACACGGCCCAACGAACGCAGGGCGGCGATCATTGCTGCTGCGGCTTTTGTGTTGTTCAATTTCGGCCTCCAAACCCAACCTGAACCCGTTCTGGTTCGTATCTAAATGAACTCCGCAGGTATGCGGCACAACTTCCTGGCATGGAAAAACTACCACCCCCGCGAGGGGGGCGCCGCATCCCGCCCTCGGCGGGCGAGGTCGGCGAGGCGGGCGCGTTGGGCGTTGGCCCTGGCGACGTTGCACTGTTTGCATGAGGCCCGCAGGTTGGTTGGGTCGAGGCGTGCGCCGCCGTCGCGCAGTGCGACTATGTGGTCAACCTCGGTGGCAATGGTTGTGCAGTGTTTGCCGCCGATGGTGCAGGTGTGGTTGTCGCGTTCGAGTATGAGTGCGCGTACTCTGCGCCAGCGTGAGTCGTAGGGGTTGGGGGGCATGGGGGGGTGGGGGGGGG